CATTTCCTTCAACACCATTGCAAGAATTTACCCAAGCATCTCTAAATCCACTACTAAGTGCATATTGTGGATGTATTTCTACTTTATCTTCTTCTATACCATAACAAGAAAATATTAAACCTTCTCCTGCATTTTTTAATCCTATTTCTATAAGTTTATCTTCTGCTCTTGTTACTATCATATCTCCTGATGGAGCAGATATAAATTTAACATTTAAATGATGTGCATTAGATTGTATCCAAGCATTTATAAGCCATATATAGTTTGTTTGACTAATTAAACTTTCATCATCTTCTTGTGGATAATAAATACCCTTTCTTGAGTTATTTTCATTGTAATTAGTAAATAAATTTACAATTACTTCTCCTTCTTCAAATTCTGTATTTTCTGCTGTTGCTTGATTATTAGGTATTTGAGCAAATGTAGTAAATTCAGATTGATGACCCTTATCAAAAAATACTGTAGGATTTTCATTACTATCTACAGCAGCCTCAGGTCTAAGTATACCTGATGCAGGTTGTATATTTATAATACTACCAACATTACCTTGCTCTACTTCATCACTTTCACTAATTAATACTTCAGTTTGATTAGGTCTTAATAATTTAACAGTTTGAAATTCATTAGAAGCAGGAGGGTTTTGAGGAAATCCACCTGTAAATACTTTTTCTATAGATATAAATTGACCTGTATCATTTATAGAATACTGTTTTTTGTCCAAATATAGTGCATTTTCAGCACCTTCTTGCGTTGCCTCTACATTATCATTATATTCTTGTAAAACTCTAAAATAATCGCCTTTATAAATATATAAAAAACTTTCATTATTTGGTTCTGTTTCAAACTTTAATTCAGGTATTTCATTTATAGTATTGAAATCTTCTATGGAAATACCTCTACCACTTCCTGTAACAACATCAACATCATCTGCAATTATAGATAAATTAGTTCTACCTGTACTACCAACAGTATCAATCCAAGGTATTACAGGAGCTTTATCGACAACTCCATAAGTAATAGGTATAGACCTATTTATATAATCTTTACTAAATGTATTTTTACTAAAACCTAAATTAGCAACAGGAACATCTTTATGTAATTTTGTATCAGTTAAATCTTCTAAGGTAATACTAAGAGTAGATTCATCGTGTGTATTTCTTCTAATAATTCCTTTATAAGCCAACAAACAATCTTCCAATGTTTGGCAAGATTGAGTTTTGTAATATACCTCTACAGATTTATTTATTTTATCAGATAATATATCGCTTAATCTTAAATCATTTTGCTCGTAGTTATTTAAAGTAAGTGTAACATTAGATATTTTAAAAGAATGTGATTGAATATCTATAGATTCTTTAATATTAGATATTTTAAGACCATAATCTTCAAAAACAAAAGACTCATCGCCTGATTTTATAACTTCTTTAATTGTAGAAATATAATATTCATTGTCTATTATTATTAAGGGATATACTGTAGAATGATTTTGTTGTATATCTTTATTAAACTTCTCTGTAAGAGTTAGCATTAACCCACTCCTATATCAGCACCTCTACGGATTGCTTCTTTTATTTGTGGTATAGCTTCATCTTCTATAAAATCTTTAGACATTACATTTCCTGAAAAAGTTATATTAACTGCTGAGCCACCACCTGCATTAATTCTATTTAAAGCTTCAATACCAATAGATTGTACACCTGCACGAGAAATAACATATTCTCCCTGTTCTGCTTCTATCATAGTTCCACCTTGAGAATGTCTACGACCACCTACAAGACCACCCTTTTCCATTTTAGGAGGTTCTTGAGCCAATATAGATGCAACAGATAATGCTCCTTGTATTTTAACTAATTTAGCTAATGGCATACCAAACCATCCTGTTTGACCTAAAGTAGCCATAACGGCTTTTTGCGTGCTCATAATTGTTTCTGAAACATCTATTGCCTGCTTAATTCTAAATTGTTGTTTTAATTTTTTATTAGTTTCTTTTCTAAGGTCATCTTCTTGTTTTTTATGTCTATCTATAATCTGTTTTTCTAGTTCTGCTTTCTTTTTGTCTGATGCTCTTTGAAATCTAAAGGTTGCCCTTAAAGCGTCTAATTCTATTCTTTTTTGCTCATTTATTATACTAATTTTTGCATTTGCTTCTTCTTTATATTTAGATATTCTAACTTGTGTTTCGTCAATAATAAAATTAGTAAAATCTTTTTCAAGTTGTTCTTTAACTTTTAATGCTTCTTTTTCAGCTTTTTGTTTTTCTGCATCTATTAAATCTGATTGAGCTCTTAATATAAAGTTATTTTTTACTATTGCTTCAGATAATTTCTCAAGTATTTCTAATCTTTCTTCATCAGTTTTAGTAACATCATCTATTTGAGCTGAGTATTTATTTAATTCATCTATATTTATAAATTTTTCATTTTTTTCTGCTGCTGCTTGTACTTGCTCTCCATATCCCTTAAAAACTGTTTGGAATTTTCTTACTGCAGTAGATGCTGCTCCTGTAACTTCTATAAATTTCATTTCATCTTTTATGCCTTGTTGAAATATTACCCCTGTTTGAAAAAGAGTTGCTGCCCAATCTGTAAAACTATTAACAACTCCAAATGTTTTTTGAGTAATAGATGTTACTACTCTACCTAATTGAATTAAAGTAAATGTCAAACCATCTGTAGCAAACCCTATCTCTCTTGTAGCATCACCCCATTCATTTTGAAGGTCTTTTAAAGCTTTTGTACTTTTAGCATTTTCATTAATAGCTTCTGTTGCTCCACCAAATTCTGTTTTTAATTCAGATAATATTACTTGCTGAGCTTTTATTAAATCTCCATTTTCAACAAGTGCTTTAATTTGGTCTTTTTGTTGCTCAGTAAAATTAACACCAACTCGTCTTAAAGCAGTTAATCCCAAAACAGGGTCTTGTAAAGCTTTTCCTACTTGTATTATTGTACCGTTCAAATCAGAGCCTAATACACTTGACATATCTGTTGCTATTTTTATAGTTTCATCAAATTGCTTTCCAACTACATTAGTAAAAGTAAGCAATCTTCCTTGCATTTCCATTATAGCAGTATTGGAAACACCTAAAGATGATTGTAGGCTATTTGCCATATTTTCTAATTGTGTTTTAGTTTTTCCTGCAGTAAATCCTGTTGATTTTAAAACTCCGTTTAATTTACCTTGTGCAACTTGAAATTCTGAAACAGCTCTATGTAAAGAAGAAAAAACTTTAGCTACAGTACCCACAGCAAAAGCAACAATAAGAAGTTGTGAACGCATTTGCGACATTCTTTTTCCAAATCTTCCAAATGCACCTGTTAAAGCCTCTACATTTCTACCATTCTTAGTTAATCTATCATTATAAGAGTCTGTTTCTTTAGACGAACCTTTTGTTGTATCTTGAACTTTTTTTTGTCTTTTTGCTAACCTGTTCATAGCAGCAGATAAAGAGTTTAGCTGTTTTGTAAGTTGAGGAGCACCTTTCCCTTCAAATTGTATCGTTAATTGTTCTACTGTTGCCATTATTTATTATCTTTCTTATTTTTGTCTATCAAATTCTTTTCTTTTTTAGCTAAAGCCTGTTTAATTATAAAAGACTTTTGTGTCCATAATGAAGGTTGTTCTCCATAACTACCTTTAAATGGTGGAATATTAAAATTAGTACAATATATATACCTACTAATATCTTTTTGTGTTTCTTTATCTAATAAATGATTTCTACAAGAAAAAAAAGGCAACTGAGCGTTGATAGATTGTGATACATCAAACTCTTTGCCTTTTCTATTATTCTCATATACTTCCTCTATTAATAAATCAACAATACTCCATACATCTTCTTTGCAAGTAAAAGTCTTAAATTCTCTTTTACCATCTATTAGTATAGGTGGCATTGCTTTATAAGGGAAGGTATGATAATTACAGCCTCCACAAGTTTCCCCAAGAATGTTTAATTCTATTTGGAGGCTTTGTCTTCCCCCACGAAAAAGATATTTTGCATTTGCGTAAACGCATCTGTTCTCTCATCTAAGGTTAATGTAGATAGAAATTTATCAGATGTATCTCCGTCTATACAGGTTCTAAGCCATTTGGTCATAGTAGAGTGCATCATTTTAACACCTAATACTTTACCATCTGCTGTGTAATCGTATGATACACTATCTAAAAGATTATCCCTTTCATCAATAGATATATCTTTAATTCTAAGCTTTTTACCACCTTTTAACTTTATTTCCATAATCTCCTCGTTTTATTATTATGCTAAATCAAAAGCTATTATATCTCCTGATTCTTTGTTTAATGCTTTAAGTTCTACATCTAACATCATAGCATCGCCCTCATTATAAGCCACATTAGTCATTACACCACAAGGTATATCTACAGATGCTGATGTAAGTGTAGTTTGTTTAATAACAAATAAATTAGTAGCAATATGAGATGATTGAGTGTCAAACTCATCAGGAAGTTCCATAGTTACACTATCTAATTTAACTGTTGCTGCTGCTGTTATAGCTATTTCTTCTCCTCTACCAAAACAAGCATAACCTGCTCCTTCTGCAACACCTGTATAAACTGCAGGACTATCTAAAGTAACACTAAATGAAGATAATATTGGAGATGATTTACCTGCTATTTTTAATTCTGATACATCAATGCCTGCCATATCAACGTGGTCTGCACTATAAGCTGTACCTGATACTGCACTACCTTCAGTTAAATCAGGGACTCTACCTGAGCTTATTGTAGCACTAAATTTATATTGACCACCATCTGTTCCCATATCTGCACTTAACTGAAAGTTTGTACATAAACAACCTTTCATAACAATGTTTTGTGCATCACTAGTATCAGGAGAATCAACAATTAATGTAAATGTTTTATTTGTTTCGGATTCTCCATACTTACCTACTGTAGCTGTTGGAGCTGCTCCAATAGCTACATCTATAACACCATCAGGTGTTAAAGCATTACCACAAACGCTTTGCATTAACATAACGTGCCCACCGTCTTTGTGAAATGTACCTGATAATGATATTTCTACAGCCCTCATATCATTGTCTTGAAAAAAATCATCAATATGAGCAACACGCCCTGTTTGAGTTCTAACTGAAGTTACTTGATTTACATTTAAAGATGGAAAAGAAACTGAATCTACATCTAGCTGATAACAAGCGTTTAATGTAGGAGCTTGACCTGTTGTAGCTTCTTCTATAACCCAAACCTTAAAATCTTTTGGTGAAAATACTGCGTTCGCCATTTATTTTTCCTCCTTTATTTTAGGTTGCTTAACTACTTTGTCAGCACCTACTATTTCTACTTTATCTTTTATGAACTTATTAATTTCTTTGAGTTCTACCGTTTTTCCTTGTTCAAGAGCTAACCAATCTTCATATAGTAAATTACAATAATTATCCATAGATGATAAGTGTTCTCCCTTTTTAAGTTTTACTTTCATAAATCTCCTAGTTTATATTAGCTAAGTATTGACATTTCCAATCCCACTCTGTTATGTAAGCACCTGATTCTTCATCAGTATTTAATGTTGTACTTTCAAATCTACAGTTAAAAGCCTTTGTGCTATTTGAAAGTGTCATAGAAACATTATCGTGTATGAGTGCTTCTATTCTTGAAACTTGTCTAAGTATATGGTCTAATGCTTTTTCATTTACATTTGCTTCTGCAAATACATACCTTAATAGTATAGAAAACTCTCTTGTTTCAGAGGTAGCATTATATTCAATTAAGACAGAACTTTCAGGTATAAGTTGTATAGCTTGATTAACACCTTTTGGTATATCTTTACCCTTATAAACAGGTAGAGCTCCTTTAAATTCTGATTCCAAAACAAACTCTAACCTATCTAAAATATTCTTCCAATTATTGGTAAAATTTACGACTGTCATATTAATTTTCCAAATGTGCGAGTTTTTCTATACATACCATAACCACCTCTTGTCATTTTAACAGAGTTTATAGCAGAATTGTCTACTTCTTCACTCCAACCTGCAACTTCCATTTCCCATTCATCATTAACAGCTGCAGTAGAATCATCAGCACTTCCTGCAAATCTAATTTGCAGACCACCTGCTAATGGTTGATAATCGCCTGATATAATTTCATTAGTAACTACTTCTTCATTTTTTAATTTATCTGAATTTTTAATAAATACAGAATATTTAGCAGTTCCAAGAACACCACCTGTAGTTATTTTAATTTTAATTAAATCCCAAGAGCCTGACCATCTACCTCTTGTATCTACAGGTCTAATACTTCCTGATGTATAGATTACATCTCTTAAAACACCTTTTGATGAGTCGCCTGTTGTTTGCCAAGATAAAGCTGCTCCTCCCTGATTTAATGAATCTATATTGTTTTGTGCATCCTCCATAAGAGCATTAGCTACTTCAGATGTTGGGTCGTGGCTTCTAATAAGAAATGTAGCTGCTAATAAAGCCGTTGTTCTTACTATAATGTAATCGTAATTACCTTCTTTATCTTTAAACTGCTCTTTAGGTAAATTAGGGTCTAGCTTAGCATCTAAATATCTACTAGCATTAGCTGTAATTCTTGTTATTAATGCAGAAAACTCTTCTCCTGCTTCCATTAATTTATCATTTGGGTCAGTTGCTGAATAATAATAAGTTATATCTTCAGCAGAATTGTAAAACCATTCTCCCTCAACATTTAAATCAGTATGTGCAGATTGAGCTGGTCCTAAATCTTCTCCATCAGCAAATAATTGAGTTGTTAAGCCACTATTATGTGCAGCATATTTATTTGTTGTTACTTCTTTCCACCCATATAAAGCTCTTTTATTATCAAATGAATCTACCTGTGGGTATACATCTTTTAATTGTCTATGTGTACAATATGTTGGTGCTGTCGCCATTATTTACCTCTCATCTTTCTTCTAACACTTTTAGAATATTTTGCTCTTTGTTTACCTGCTTTAGTAGCTTTTCTTTTTTTTCTGTTTTCATAAGCTTTTTGTGCAGGAGTTAAAGAATCTCTAACAGATTTAGGCAGATACCTACCTCTTTTACTCTTTGGCTTTTTCTTATCGCCTTTACTAACATAGTCCCACTTTTGAGATGTCCATTTTTTTAATGACCTTTGTGATTTTTTAAGAGCCATTATCTATATCCTCCACCTTTAGCTTTATATTGTCTTGCTAACATTTGAGCTTTTCTTGCAGACCATTGACCAGGTCTACCACCTTTTGAACCTGCTTTTATTTTTTGAAACAATCTCTTTCTCATAGTAGGCTTAGTATAATTGCCTGCTTTATTTACTGTGCTTTTTCTTCTTCTTTTTTTACGAGCCATAATTTACCATTTTTTACAAGACCAATATCTTGCTGTTGTTCTGTCTTTTGCTGTAGAGCATCTATGTCTAGCTCTAAATGATTTACGTCTTGCAGGATTACTTTTTTTAATTTTCATATTAGGGTCACCAAACATAACCTTTTTAACTCTATTACCTGCTTTTACATATACTTTAAATTTTTTTCTTCCGTATCCTGCTTGACCTTTAGTGATTCTTGATGGCTTATTTAATCTAACTGATTTTCCTTGATACTTAGCCATTTCACTTTTTCTTTCTTCTCATCATTCTTTTTTTCATTTTCTTTTTAGGCTTCATTTTTTTACCATAGCCTTTTTTTCCGTATGCCATACTTTCTCCTTTAGTTTAATGCTATTACTTTAATTGTAGCATTTAATTTTTGATTTATACTTCTTGCAGCTATTGATGATATTTGATTTGCATTATTACTCACTCTCACACCACCACTATGTGCTGAGTTGTAATTAGCAGTTATAACAAACTCAGCATTAGGTACAGCAGTAAAATCAACAGCACCTGTTTCATAATCTATAGTCCCTGAGCCTGCTCCAATTAAATTACCTGCTCCATCATCATACATAAATACTGCTTTATTAGGATGCTCTTCTCCTGTAACTTTATCGATAATAGTATCATCAGGAAGTCTAGATGCAACTGCACTTTCTATATTAGCAAATGCAGGTATTCTACCAACACCAAATATATCTGTATCGCCTCCACTTGAATCTCCTAATGCTATAGCAGAAGTAGATAAATGAGAACCTGATGTAAATCTAACATCTCCATCTACAATACCAACTGTAACTCTTTTTTCAAATAAATTTGAACTTGTTGTATAAAATTGTTGGTCAAATACATCTTGTATTTTATTTAATAAACCATTTTTACCACCAAAATTAGTGTTGCTTGAATCTGTTGTTACATCTAAATCAAAAGCAGAGCCACCATCAACAGCTATTGTAAACTGATAGGTAGTAGATGCTGCTAAGCCTGTAGGTGTATTAGGAGTAATTCCTGATAAACCTAATTCTTGATAACCTTGAGTATAAAATTTAAATGCGACAGAACCTGCTACTATACCATCAACAAAAGCATCACTTGTTCTTCCAACACCAAAAAAATTCATAGCTTTAAATTTTCCATTTTTATTTGTTTGTGCAACAGAATATTTATCAAAATTATTATAAGCATTAAAAAATGGCAATCTTACAGCAACATCATCTGCGTGAGTTGCTGCTGTAGAACCGTGAGTACCTCTAATTATTGTTAATGTACTATTTGCTAAATCAGCACCTGTACCAACTGCTGTTACTTCACAAATTTCATTTTCTAATCTAATTAAGTCCCCTCTTTTAAAAAATTTAGAATGTCCATTTTCTAAATTTAAAGTAGTATGAGTAGCATCAGAGCCTATTGTAGCTGATGTTGCGTGGTCTACGTCAGCACCACTATCAAGATACATATTAGAAGAAACAGTATCATTTGTAAGAGAGGTGGCATTTGCCGCAGAATTTAACTCACCATAACCAACTACCCTTCCATTTGGAAAATAAATAAATTCTCCTGCAGGCAACAAGAAACTCCAATACCTTCTATTAGTAGTTCCACCTGAACCTCCTGCATCCATATCAACACTTGCAAGCTCATC